ACTGAAACAACTACTCTTAAAATATTCTTTTTAACCCAATTAAAAATTACACAAAAGAACTCTTCATAAATCATATCAAAAATTTTTTCTAATAATGGTTTTAATTTTTGCATTATATCATTTATGTTACTTTCAAAATTAAAATTTAAATTTTGTAATTTTTCAAAGGTATTAATTATAAATAATATAACAGGTTGTTTTAAAATTATACTTAATAATGCTTCACCTAATGCGTTGATTAATTTCTTAAAGAAATCATTTTTTGCGTTTGTTAATGTTTCTTGAGTTGTTGAAACATTTAGTTCAGGTACTAAATCTGTAAATTTTTTTACGGTTGGTTGGGTAATTACATCATTTATTTGTTGTTGTGTAATTGTTATATTCTCCCTGTAACAACTTATATCAATATTATATCCTTCAATGGTAGAATCATTTTCAATATCTAATAATTTTTTTAAATCTAACTTAAAAATATCATCACTTTCATAATTTGTATATGAACGAATTAGTGTCAAAACTTGTGCATCTTCTTTTTTAAAATTTGTATGAAATAAAATTTTTATAATTTCACTAACAACAATTGATGAATTAAACATTGGTCCTATCATACCTCTCATTCCCTCAAATAATTCTAAAAGCTTTATATCAGGTAATCCTAGTCTTATTTCATTTGTAGCATCATTATAATTCATTGAAATATTATATGGAATACCAACTAATGAAAAAGTTACATCTGAATTTGCTTTTGGTAATACTTGAGTTTTTATAAATTCAAAAAATGCATTTGTATTTTTTGTACCACCACTTAAATTACTATTTCTAAAACTATCAGTAGGGTCAATACTTTTAACAGGAATTTTCATTCCATTTTGTTTTATGTCGGGTGGTAAAACACCTTTTTCGGCTAAACTATTACCAATTAAATCATATAATTTATCACTTAAATCATTTAATTTATTCTGTGATAAAATTTTACTAAGAACTACTTGTGTTAAAACTTCTAATCCGTTTTCACCCACACTTGCTTTAACAATATCAAATAAAAAATCAACAGGACTATTTGTAGTTGATAAAAGCGAATCAAAATTTTGACTATCAGTATCAACACTATTAGCTAAACTATAGTATATTTTTATTTTACTAATTATTTCCGATTTACTTGATGCTATACTCATATTATCCTAATTTAGAAACTGTTATTTTTATATCCGTATTATATTTAATTTCAAAAATTCCATCATAAGAATTATAAAGTGTACCATCTGATAAATCAATTTCTTTGGTTGTATCATCTAAAAAATTTGTATTCATCTGATTTTTTGAGTAAGTACCAGATACTTTATTAAAACATTTAATTGAATTAATGTTTATTACATTAGGTACATTATTGATTGCTTCAATCAATCTACCAACATAAATATTTTCACCAATTTTAGATTTATATACAGAATGAAAATCTAAAACTTCTTTAATAACTCTAGCAATAATATCCAAATCATTTGTTGTTGTTTTTTCAACCAAAACATTAATATTATATGCTATATTATAAATTTGACCATCTTCAACTTCAATATAATCATTAACCATTCTGTATGATGTCAAAAATTCAGCAATATTTCCCTTTAAAAGGTCAGTAGATGTATTATTTAATTTACCATCATTTCCTAAACCAATAATATTATAAATTATTTTATTATCTTTAAGTGATGTTGTAAATTTAAATGGAACACCATATCTACCATCCATTTTAAATAAAATTGCATAATAATCTTCTAATGTAACTGCTCTATTTTGTGCAGAATAATTATAAGAAATCATATTTCTTATTTCATCAATATTAAGTGAATCTTTTCCACCTAAAGCAGGAATTGGATTATTACAAGTTATTGAATTTATTACTGCTTGATTAATTGTATTGTTTATTCCATTAACAACAACATTTTTATTTGTAATAATATTTACACTATTTGGACCAAGATTAGTATTAAATCCACCACCTGTTCTATATTTTATAAAAATAGTACTATTTGCAGGTATTTTTTCACCTAATGCATTATTATATAAATATGATTCAATTTTAGAAAAATTATCTAAATTTTCTAATGTATTATTGAATATATTTAAGTTACCATCACCTCCACCAAATGTTAATCTACAATTTCCATCTTCATTAAATTCTTTGATAAATTTTTTCTTTATTTTTTTCCAATTACCCTTTCTAACACCATTTTGTGATATTAAAGGTGATGTTTCAACAAATTTTTCAGTTTCAGCTAAATAATCAACTTCAAAATATTGTAAATCTTGGTCATTAAAATCATCGCTCGTTGGTAATGTGGTAATATTACCACTTTTAACAATAATTGATGTTATATCAATTATATCATCTTCAGGAAGAATAAGTTGATAAAATGGTACAGATTCATCAATGTTTATAAATCTTCTTGCAATCTTACTTGTACCATTATAAACTATTTCTCTCTTTGCAATTCTATATGCTGTAATTTCACTAAAATTATTTTGGATTGGAATAATAGTTCTATTATTAATCCCTTCGTTAGACACTTGTAATGTAAAATCTACATCATGTAATAATTCAAAAGAAACATTACCATTAGTAAATTGTGTTCCAGCTTTTACTATGGGTAAATAACTATCGTTATATGAGTCATTTTGAGCAGGAACTATAGCCTCAATATCAATTAATGTAATTGATGGTTTTTTATTTGGTAATTTAATACCTAAGTTTTTAGCAATGTTGAATAGAGATTTTTTTAATTGTGCATTCTCAAGTTGTGTTTCTTGAAAAGTACGGTCAAGGTTAAAATATAACATTTCACTTGTACCTGCAAGAATATCAACAAAGACAGACCCAACTGAATTATCCTCTAAATTTAGAAAAACATCGGGATAATTGGTTTTAACATAATTCTTTATCTCATCTTTTAATTCGTAAAAGTTTCTTTTGTTATAATTGAGAACAGTAGTTGCCATTTAATAGTTATTTACCTTAAATAGTAAATTTTTTACTATTTATAATAAACTATATGCCAAGACTTAAACGCTCCAAATTATCATTAACACAAGAAAGTATTGAGAAACATATGAACGAAGTTTATAGCATTCTTGAGAACTATAAACAAATGGGTGTGAGGCATTATAATTTTGTGCTTCGTATTATTGAAGAGTTAGGCTCAGACAGCATTGAAGACCCTGTAAGGCTTCAATTAATGGCGCAGCTTGAGCAGTCAAGGAATAATTCTTTGAATGCGTTTAAAGAGTATTTAAAGATGAAAACAGACTTAATTACCAAACATCTTAATAGTGTTAAAATATTTGGTGATTTAGATATTAAAACTAATAAATCTAAAAATACTAGTGGTGATGATTCTTCTTTAAGTAAAGAAGACCAAGATGAGGTTCAGAAAATGATTCAAGAACTTATGACCATGAAGCAAACTAAATTCTAACTAAAAATTATAGAATTTAATTTTTCTGTATTTAATGTTGGATTTGGTGAATATGAAAAAATATCTATATGATTTAAAAAGATAATTGAATTATCTTCTTTATTCTTTATATTTATTTGTTTTAAATTCAAACCATGTTTATTTCCCAAATATAATATTAAATGACCAAGCGATTCGGTTTGGATTTTGGTGTATATTTCATAATAAGAAAATTCTTTACTTGATACAACTTCCTCAACATCTTTAACATCAATAATTTCATTGCACCAATTAAAAAATACATCATCTTCTTTTGAAAGTTTGCCTGAATTTTCAAGAGCAATAAAAATTGATGACTTGTTTATTTTTTCTATTGTTGTGAAATCAGAATAATATTTTTCATCAAATAATTTATGAATACTACCATCTCTTTTTACAATATAAGAAGGGGTGTAATCTTTCTTTTTTAATGATAAAATGTATTTATCAAAATTGCTTCTTAAAGAATCACAAATGATAATATATTTTTTCTCAGTCTCTGACTTTATAAAATTATCAATAGGATTGATTAGAATTTCTTTAAGCATCAATGCACAATCTTTTCATTACCTTTCCTGTTAAAGCAACATCCATTTCACAATAGTCAACAATCTTTTTTAGATTCTTTTCTTTGTGGAATGTTGAACCAACCATTGACCCATCCATTGTATCTTTATGTGTTTCAAGACCTAAACAACTGGCAACGGCATCCAAAGAAACAAAATTTCTTGTATTCATTTGCCATAAAAGAAATATATCTTTAAATTTTGCTGATAATTCCCAAGGTTTCTTGTCAAAAATTCTAAAAATAGGTGGGATTTGTTTAATATTATTAATAAATGCCCTTTTTATAATAAAAGGTACATCAAATGTATTAATATTATATCCAACAATGCAACTTGTTGGAGTTTTTGAAATCTTTTTGTTAATAAATGTAAAAAAGTTGTTAATAATTTCTGCTTCATTATATACGGATGAGAATGAAATGGTTACTACTTCATCTTCTTTGAATCCACCACAACTGATTACAACAATTTTACCATATTCTGAATAAAGAGGTGCTTTCTCAAAATAAATTTTACTTAGAAGTTCATCAGTTAAGTCAGAACGATATTCATTATCAGCATACCATTTTGCTCTTTTTTGAAAACTTGCTGCTAATGCAGGTTTTAATTTTTTACATTCTTCAAATGACGAAAATTCGGGTACGGTTTCAATGTCAATGATAATACCGTTTTCAATATCGTATCTTGTAATCATAAATTAATAAAGTACTTCGTTTGTAAAACTAAATCCTGAGTTTTCACATATTCCTAAAAGAAATCCTGGAAGTTGATTATTACCTAGTCTATCCAAAATAAACTCATCTACTGAGCAGACAGATGGTAAAGAGATTTCCATATAATTTGTTCCTGCATTGAATGATATTTCACTTGAATGCCAATGACCATTAACAACTAAATGATATCCTGATGTACCAATACCATAAAGATTAACAAGTTCATGTCCTTTCTTCTTAATGATTTCAGCATCACCATGATGTGCAATAATACACAAATCATTCATATCATGATTTTGATGTTTTTCAACATATACTTGTTTTCTTGGTATATTAAATTTGATAAAATCATCATTTTTAAATTCTCTTTCAATCATATGATAAGCAATTAAAGAACCAGTTCTTTCTTGGTCATCATCTCTATCCTTACCAATTCTATCGTGATTACCACCAATGTATGTAACAACAATTGGGAATTCATTTCCTAATTCTTTTCTTAATACATTTAAGAATTCAATTTGAGAATCAACACCAAAAATAAGTTGGTCAATACCTGTAATATCCATTGATTTAAGGTGTTCTGCTCTCATTCCACCTGTCATGATTGATTCATACATATCACCACCAAAAAGAACATAAAGTTTATTAAGATTTTTAAATCTAATATAATCTACTGTCTTTTTAGCAATTTGTAACATTCTTTCATGTGCAATGTCTTTGCTATAACCTCTACCAAATACAGGATTACTGTATTTCTTACCATAGTGAATATCAGAATACATTAGATAACAAATATCTGTATATTGACCAAAAATTTGAGGTTTTGACAATTCATTTGTTTCTTCTCTTGTATAATATTTTTCAATACTTTCCTCAATAAACTTTTGAATATTTTTTAAATCATGAATTTTTTCTTGACTTTCAAAATATTTCTTTTCAATAAATGAAGACCTTTTTTCAACAATTTTATTAAGACTTGCTGATGCTTTATTTTTCAATGCAAATTCAGCAATTTCTTCCTCTGTATGTTCTTCAAGAATATGCAAAGGAAAGAGCATATCTTTTGTGATGTTAAAACATCTGATAACTCTTTTAAATTGTTGAAATGTTAAATAAGGAAAGTAAGAAGAAACATTCATCATTGTCACATGAGGATAATATTGATGAATAGTTTCAAGTTGTTCTCTTGTTAGTTTACCAACAAATGGTTTTTCTCCTTGAACATAGATTGTAAAAGAATAATCAATAATTTTGTTATCCTCATCACGATTACCTATCCAAGTACTTCTATTATCGTATTTCTCTTCTTTATCTACATCCACTCTATGAACAATGCTAGGTATTGTTTTAATACCTTTTAAAGAGTTATATTTATTTCTTAATTCAACCAATTCAAAATATCTACTAGATTCTTTTATAGAATTACTTATAAATATTTTTTTAATAAAACCCTCATAAAAACCTAAATCAAGTTCGGCTTTATTGATAGACACATTATTTTGAAAACAGTAATTGAAGATTTTAATTGCATTTTCAATTCTATTCTCAACTGAAATATAATTTTGTGTATTCATACGACAAATATAAACTATTTTTTAATCTTTTTGATTTTTTCTCTAATTTTAACAGCTAATTCGTAATTCTCTATTTTAAGAGCATCATCCAACTCCGATTGAAGTTCAATCTCCGTTTTTTTCCTTCTTTTTGTTTTTATTTTAAAAAGGTCAACAACATAAAGAGTTGTAAAATGTTCATCACCACCATAGTGAACTGTTACAGGAATAAGCAAATCAATGTAATCTTTTTTAATATGTTTCTTTTTATCTTCTATTGATATCTGTTCCCAAGTATTGATAAAGTCAATAAATTCAGTATCAACAAGAGTTCCTGTCAAATACATTACTCTATGTGATTGTTCAAGTATTGGGTCAAGTGTTTCAAAAAACTCTTCTGTATTTTCATACTCTTTACCATACTCTTCAAAAAACTCATCAACATCTTCTGGTAATATCATTTCACAAGAGAAATATGAAAACATATTAATCGTTGTTAACAAATCAATATATATTTTTGGTTTATCTTTTTTAATATTCTTTTTCATAGTATTTTTTAAATGATGATTTTGCAAGTGCAATAGAATCTGTGATATCAAAATTTTCAGTTTTTAACTTACCGTTTTTGTTAAATAACCAAGAGATGTTTTCATAGTCTTTTGCAATCTTTTCAAAAATATAAGTTTTGGGGTCTACTTTCCTAGATTTAAATTTTAATGTAAACTTGTTTTTCTTTTCATCATATTCTGTCATTTCAGGACAGAATATCCTTCTAACTTCATCTACACTCATAAATTTAGGAATAATACCAAGAACATCTCTTAAAATGTAAGAACATATTCCATTAAATTTAAGGAGTTTATTTACGGTATATACGTTATTTGATTTCACAAGAGGTTCTTCAACAAATATATCAATAATTTCGTAAATTTTTAATTCTTCAACAAATTTTTTAAATCCATCACCCTTGGTGATTTCAGGGTCATCTTGACAATCTTTGTTTGTTGTCATTTTAAGTGCCTTTACAGAAGTAAGTTCAAAATTTTCATTAAAAATTGAAACACCAATGCAACTTGTTGAAATATCAAAAGACACAAATACTCTATCTTTGGGTATCATAATCCCCAAATCTTTAAAATCAATAATTTCCATAACTTAAAATACGTTATAGTTTAAGCTTTACATTAAAAGGAATAATGCTACTTTTTTCTTTTTTAATTGGTTCGCTCATCTTTCCAATACCAATCAATTCACCAAACTTATTATACAAACCAACAGATGTTATAAATGTGGGTCTATTTGTTATATTTTCATCATAGGAATCTGGATATGTAGAATTATTCGTATAAAAAAATTCATTTGGCATAGCAATACACATAACACTTTGAACAATTTCAGTTGTTATAGATTTATAATTTGATTCACATAGTGTTGATGATGTAAAATAAATCTTTGCAAAATTCGTATCACCATTATATGGACTTCCTGATGCAATACCGTTATATCCTGAACTTGTAGCTGCTGAATATCTAAAACCTGAAACTAATTCAGAATCTGTAATAACTGCTAATCCTTTATCATTATATAATATACCAACAGGTTTATCATAGCTTTTTACAAATTGTGTATTATTGCCAAAATTTACATAAAACCCATCATAAATTGCATATCTTTTTCCTGAAGTATCATCATTCGAATTTGTTGTAAATTTATTGCTACTTGTATATTGATTCCAAGATAAACTACTAGCTGTTACTTTACTTATTTTAATGCTTAAGCTTTTATTAACTCTAGTTCCTACAAAAAAATTTGTATCGTCAAAATACATTTTTAATGGTTTATTTGTAACATTTTGTTTTGTTATTACGGTCACAAGATTTTTTGTTATAACTTGAGAATCAACTGTAACCTTAATATCATTAATATCTGGAATTCTTGAAAGGTTGGTAATTTCAAAAAAAATAATATCACCTGTGCTTGCTGAAATTCCGCTAAAAACATATGCTGTTGTTTCACTAACTGCGGTTTTATTCAATGTAAAGATTGGTTCTTCAAATATAGTGGTAACATTTCTTGACCCTTTTGGTTTTTGTATTTCGTTGGAATATAAAAGTGTAATATTTGAATTTGGTGAACTTGCTGCTCCTAAACTTCCAACAAAACTTCTACCTTCACACCTTTCATTATTTAATGATGAAACAAATATTTTTTGTGTACCTATTCCATCAAACCCAAAATAAGAGCCATAAACTGTAGTTGCTGTTGGAACACCATTTAATGTAACAGGTATTGTTAATTTAAAAGTTTTACCATCAATAAGTTCACCATATTGACCTTTTGGAATTTCAGCAACAATTATTTCTCTTTTATTTAACCAAGACATAGCACTCTCTTTATGAGTGTCTGAAAATAAATTTATTTCATCATTTGTAATTGGAAGTCTTAAAGACTTAAATAAATTAGCATAAGGTGTTGTTACTGTGTCTAAATTGGCATAAGTAAATAATATTTGACTATTAAGTTGATTTTCTGTGGTTGTCTCCGAATTTTGAAACCCTAAACTTTCAGTTGGATTATCGCTTGGTTTCTCTACTTTTTTGTAAAACATATTTTTAATTTTTTATTTTATTGCGCTTACAGACCTCCTACTCCTCCCCTACTCCACCACCACCTGTGGATATTGTTGCTGTATATGTAACAGAAGTGTTTGTACCTAAATCAACAAATGAACGAAAAGGTGTTATTACTATTGTAAAGTTTACTGGTATAGAACCACTTAAAGAGACTACACTTCCCTTTTTAAAGGTAATATTAATAGGTATTGTTGCTGCTGAAGGTTTAATTAAAAGTTTGGTTGATGAAGTTCCATTTATTGTAAAACTATTTGCACCGCCATCACTATCTTTAATTTCAATATAAAATTGAGTATTTCCTATTTCAGAACTATTAATAACAATAGTATCTAAAGCAGGAGGTGATATAACAACATTAAATTGTGCAGTATATGTTGTGGAATTAGGGTTTAATGAACCACCATTAATTCTTGATACTGATGCACCAATAGTACAAACTCTTGTATTAATATTTCCATCTGTACCGATTCTACCAACTGTTAATCTAGTTGTGGAATCGGTGATAGTTGAGCCTGAGAGAGAAGACATTAAATTTACATTTGTTCCATTTGCAATACTTTTAATACAGGTATCGGCATCGCCTGTGATATCAGGAACAAATCCGCTTGGTAGTGTTAGGTATGTTGAGGTTGTACCTGCTGAAATATTTGAAGAAACAAGATAATTCACATCATCATCGTGAAGAGTAAAATATGTAACTTGAAAATCTTCTTTGTTACCGTCTAATATGTATTCTCTACCTTTTGGTGTGAGATAAGCATAAAGTGTTTTTGTGTTAGTTTGTGGTATAAATCCCATATTAAAAATCCATGTCTAATTCTAATGCAAATAGTTTATTGTTATTCTTTTTAACTGGGTTATTCAACTTCCCTATTGCTACTAAATTATTGTTATCATCATAAATACCTGCTTCAGTTATATAAACATCATCTTCACTATCGTTAAAAGTTGGGTTATTTGATGTATTATATTGGTTAAAATTAAGTTTATAAACAATTTTAGTTCTATAAACAAGTGCTTTTATATCTGAATTAATATTTCCAAGTAAAATACTTTCTTCACCAAAAGCCAGTCCTGTATTTGGTAATGCAGTTGTTGGTAAAGCACCAATATAACTTGTAACATCATATGATGCACCTACTGTATATTCTGCATTTGTAAAGATGTAGATTATATCAGCTAGACCTGAATTATTTGGCGGTATTGTAGTTGCACTCCAAGAACTATAGTTTTGTAATTTTGGTGTGTAATCATATTCAATCCACAATGCAGGGTTAGGTTCTGAACCTATTGGAACCTTTTGTGCAATAATTTTAAATGTATTAGCATTGAATCCTGTTCCTGCTGTTAATCCTGCTGAAGATTGCATAAATTGCAATTCATTGGATGGTATATTAAATTCAACAACTTGTGGTAAAATTTGTGGATAAAGTTTTGTAATATATCCACAATGAATACCTGTTGAATAGCCATAATTTGTTGTGTCACTATAATTATTATTTGAACCAAGTAAATATGTTATAGCTAAATAATTATTTTCACTTGATGATGCACCTAATAATGAATTAGTGTTTGATGGTCTTAATCTAAAATTAGCATCAGGTAATGTCCAAGACCTATTTGATTTTAGTGAAAGTGTATTTAAAATTTCTTGGTCTTCAATTACTGCTATTTTTAAGTCATTAAATACTTTACCAACAATATTTTGTGATGATGTTTCAATAAGGTCATAATATTCTGTTGTAAATCCTGTTAAAGTTGTTGGCTGTAGTTTTTTAGCACCTGTTAAAGTAGAACCTGAAGATTTTAAAGTAATACCCATTGTTGTAGCACTTTTCTTATGATACATAACAGTTGGTAAATCAATTTTAAATGTGTTACCATTAAATCCTTCACCATAATAGTTTGAGATGGATTTATTAGTAAAGTGAATAACACCTAACATTGTATCACCTGATTTGTTTGTATAACCTTGTATATATTCTTTAAACCCTGAGAAAATAGCACTATCATAATATGGTGGTATTAAACCATTTTTTACACCTGCTGGTGCATATTTATAAAGAATATTAAAATTCCATACATTTACATTATCACTTGCTATATTACAATTTGAATTAAATGCTAATGTATTATCATTCCAATATGATACTGATGTTCCTGTACTATAATAAGTATCAATTGCATTGTTTGTAGGATAAACATAAACAATACTTTTTACTGTTTGACCTTGACCTGAAAAGTTTGGTAATGTTTTATCAACTGTAATATCATTACCATTTACAGCCAATGCTTTATACCAAATAAATGGTCTTGGATATAATTCACCGATTGCACCTGTAGTATTTGTAAATGCTGAAACTTTTGGATTTCTCCAATCAACTAAAAGCATATTACCGACTGTTACGGCACTTGCTGAGTCTAATCTAAGAATTGTGTTTCCTGTTAATCCACTTGATGCAATAATTCTTTTATCTAAAATATATGCATTAGTTGTAAAAGATGTAAAACCACTATCTGTTGACCCTGTAAAAAATCCTCTTTGTGAAGCCGTATTTAATACTACTTTAATATCGGGACTGACTTGACCTATACTTGTTTTAGTATCAGGTAAAGTATCTAAAATTGGAATTGGGTATTTAATATACGGATTTGCATCTTTTGGACGAATTATAATCAAATCAGTACCATCAATAATCGTATCATTACCCCTCAAGAATTCATAATCAATTTCTGAATCACCAAATTCAATTTTTTTAAATGTTAGTGAACCAGATGCTAACAAAAGTCTACCTGTACTTGTTAGTTTTGTGTTGATTACAGTTAAGTCACTTTTTTGTATAAAACTCATTAGAAAACTATTTATAATAAATAGTTATGTTCAACTTCTTTTCCAACCCAAAATTTATGAAATTTATAAATGATTTGTTTAGAGATAGTAATTCTAAAAAAACATCATTTAGTAGATTACTTGCTTTTCTTTTATTTATTATGGTTTTATGGTTTCATGTTGAAGCCATTAGAATAATGATAGAGAAAAAAGAAATTGACCATGCTTTATTGTTGGAAGATTTTGCTTTCATTAGTGCAATCATTATGCAAAAGAATTATATTAATAGTAAAAATATAGAAGGTGATTCTACAGCACCACCTATAGAACCACCAACTGAGCAACCAAGTTAAACCAATTCTAATTTTTCTTGTTTAATCATACTTCTGTAAAAATCTGCTCTAATATGACTTAGAACATCAATATCATATCTTTTACAAGCAAGTTCATATGCTGCTTCACCCATATCTTTAACATGATTTGGATTATTGATACAATATTTAATTTTCTTATACCAATCTTTATATTGTCTATCGGGATTTACATATAAAATGTTTTTTCCATCAACCCAATCCTTATCATGATTGTAAATTGGAACATCAGAAGCAATGACAGGAACTTTATGGAATGCAGCCTCAATTACTTTAAGATTTGATTTGGCAAATTGATAGCGATTATCTGAATTATCATCCATTACACCCTTACCATATACTTTAATTGGTGCAAGTGCAACGTCACCATGTTTATAGTTTGCAGCAAATTTATAAAGACCTTGTGTTTTATGTCTAAAATAGTTTTGTTCAGATTGTTTTTCATAAACTGCATCTAAATCAAATTTCATTAAGAAATCATAATAATCTTTATCTTTAATTAATTTATAATTACCTGTAAAAATCTCTTCATATCTTGTCCAAACAGTATCTTGAGGTTTAATTGGTTGTGTATGTTCGTTTAAAACATTACCATTATATTTTTGTACAATTTCTCTTGGAATTTCAGGTGTATTAATAATATCAAAATTATTTGCAATAAGTTTTTTATAAAGTTGTTCATTAAAAATACCCATTGCTTGAATTTCTTTAATAAAATCTTCATTTACACTATAGTTTGTGGTTGTTCCTCTAAGGTCAAAACCAGAAAGATGAAATTGAAATTTATTTGCAACGGAAATATCATCAACTAGTTTTTCTATACTGTCTTTCAATAAAGAAACATCTTGTAAGTGAGAAGAACCTGCAAGATAAAGAATTCTCATTTTATCATATGAACACTTATCATTAGCAGGAGTCCATTCTTTTAAATTTCTATTAATACCATTTGGAATAACTAAAATATTTTTATTATAAGGTTTAATATAATTTTCATATACAGGTGTTGTTGTTGAGACAGCATCAATAATTTTAAGATTAGCAACAATCTTTTCTTTTAAACCATCTTTTTTAACTGCATGATAAAGAGGATGTTCTTTTGATACTTCCCAATAATCATCAATGTCAAGAATTACTTTAATTCCAAACGATTGTAATTTTTGAACCAAAAATGGCATTTGTGCAAAATCACATAAGGTTCTGTGTCCATGAATAATATCGTATTGCTTTAAAAAAGCATCATCATTCCAATCGGGGTTTTTGATATAATCAATTTCAAATTCATCATCATATAGTTTTGAAAGAGAAATGGCAGGTTGTTCAGAACGGTAAAAGTTTACACCATGAACATCTTGATTTGTAATCAATATTTTTGGTTTACTCATAAATAAATTTTGATGTATAATACGTCAAAATATTATCCATTAAATATAAATGAAATATTATCCTCAAGAGTATTGAATAAATTACTGTAAAGAAAAGAAATATTAATTTGTAGTTTATTTGTTTGTTCGGATTGGTCTATATTGATGTCTTGTATCTTTACATTATTAAAATATTTTTCAATATCTGTTTTTAACGATAATTTTATATCTGAAGCTACTATTGCATCATTTTTTTCAAATAAAAATTCATATAATCTAGTACCAAAATCAGGGTCATACCATCTTTCACCCTTTTTTGTTGATATAAAAAAATATAATGAAGAACGAATATCATCAACTGTGGTTGTATTCATTTTAAATAACTTACCATCAACAGTATCGTCTTTAAATGGAAAATTTATTGATATTGTTCTATTATTAGCCATTATGTAATTATTAGCATTAATTTATCACCAAAATTGATTCCATCATATCCTGCTCTTTTTGCAAAACCATTTAATCTATCCTTAATGAATTCGGCATGGACTTTATTTACATCTGAAGCCATCTTTTTAATTTTTCCTGAGTCTTTTTCAAAACTAGGGTCAAGAATATACATAGCAGCTAAATAAAATGGGTCATATAAATCCATTTGTTCAACAGGTACATTTAAAAGTTTATCAAAAAGAATTTCATATTCTTTATCATAACCTTTGTCTTTTGTAAATGACATAATAAAACCTGAAGTATTTCCTTTATCAAAAGGTCTAACAGAATAAAGTGTTACTGCCTTATTGGTTACATCATCAAATGTTAATCTATCAGAAACTTCTTGTTGTTGTTGTTCTTTATCTGCCCCTAAATACTTTGCTTGAGGTTTTGACATACTACTCATTACCTTTTCAATAGGGTCAAGTATATTAAATGTACTTTGTGTTGTTATACCAAATTCATTTTTAAATTCAATTCTATCTTGAATTTTATTCAATAATCTACAAGCATCTTGAGAATTCAAAAATATTTTATAACATTCTACTTTGTCAATATCTGGTCTTGATTGATATGCATATACTCTATGATGTCCATCTAATATATTGTTATTAGCATCAACCCAAGACTTTGGTAAATATTCATCATTATCAATAACTCTATTAATATCATCAATTTTTGACTTCATAACCTTTTTCTGTAAAGGTTTCAAATAACTTGGTTCTACCATAACTTTTTTAACAATGATTCCACTATCCTTTAATTCTTGAAGGATTTCATTAACATTATCATCTTTTACTTGTGGTAACCAAATTGGTTGAGCAGTATTCATGTATATATTTTTTAATAAATAGTAAATTCAAATCATACTATTTATATAAAATTATTTATCTATGGAAAATGTTTCAAATTTAAAGGCAAAGCTAGATAGCTTATTGCCTAAAGTCGTGTCAGACTATGTTGATTTACCTTCTGAAGGTTTGTTTTATGAGAGTGGTATTGATAAGTTGATGGTTGAATATATGACCGCTTCTGATGAACAATATCTTCTTTCTGAAAACTATATCAAGAATGGTACAGGTATGGAATTATTAGCAAAAAACAAAATCAAAGACCCTGAATTCAATTCAAATATGCGTGTTGAAGACTTACTAACAGGTGATTTAGATGCTGTTCTATTGTTTTTAAGAAGATTTGCTTATGGTGATGATTATCCTGTTCAAGTTCGTGATACAGATGGAAAAATGTTTGATACTGTAGTAAAATTATCAGAAATTAAATATAAAGAAGTTGTAAGACCTGATAATATTGATTTAACATATAATTTTAAATTACCATTATGTAAAATTGATTTAACTTTCAAACTTTTAACTTATGGTGAAAAGAAAAAGTTAGACCAAAGATTAGAAAAAATTTCAAAGTATAAAAGTGATTCTCCAATTTTTGAAATACAAGAAAGAATTATTGCTCAAATACAAACAATAGCAGGTGAGTCTGATAGAAATTTTATTGAGAAATTTGTTAAACTTATGCCACCGATAGACTCGTTGGATTTAAGAACGTATATATTAAGTGTAGAACCTGGGTTAGATTACAATTATGAATTTGAAGGCAAATTCACAGGGGACTTTTTTCGTCAGAAATTTACCCTTGGTTTCGACTTTTTTTATCCAAGAGCAAAAGTATGAGGAAGTTATAGCACACGAAGTTAACTTTCTTGTTGAAAGTAAATATTCTTATAATGATATTTTATATACAATGCCTGTATATATGCGTAAAAATATAATTTCAATACTTTTAGAAAGAAATCAAAAGTTATTGAAAGAAAAAGAAAGAGCAGCAGGTTACAAAGATATTTAATTCTATTTATATTAAAAATGTAATATGAAGATATTATCTTATAAAATATTAAGTGAAGCCGCATTTGGTGATATTAAAACTATAGCAAAGCTAAAATTATTAACAAAACAAGGAGGTAATCCAACTTATAGTTTAACATATTTTAAATATTTGGTTAAAATTACTTTTGGAATTTCACCAATAAATGATGATGTTAAAAATTTTATATCGCCAACTTTTGCAGTAAATTTTGAGGGTAATAAAATGTTTTTATATCCTTGGTATAGCGAACAGGTAGCAGCATTAGAAGAAACAAATGCTAAAAAATGGGGTAGTTTAGAGTTGTATGATTTAAATGATGAAACTGCTATACAAGACATTGAAGGATATTTTTTAAACCCATCAGCCTTAGAATTTAGATTTCATTTTGAGGTTGGTGATACCACTATATTTAATCAGGCAAATAAATTATATAGATTTGCTAATCTTGATTTTTTATCAAATTTTCAAGGTGGTCCATCAGCAGCTTTTAAAATAAAAATGACAAATACAATTATGCGTGATTTGTCAATTTCAAGGAATCAACAAAGTAATGTAAGTAATAAGTATGCTATTGATATAGAACTTGACCCTGCAATATCAGGAGTTACTAATCCTGTTACAGGAAATTATAAAATTATATTTAATAATACAAGAAGCCCACTTGGAACTATACAAGGTTTTCCCAATGTATCATCATTTGGAAAAGTTAATAGTGGTGCTGTAAATTTTTATATTTATACACAACAACCATTTACTACAACACCTAATACAGATGTAGAATGTCATGTTGTTCATTATGACAATAATTCATGGAAAAAAACAGGCAAAATAAAATATAAAATAAACTCATTATCTCAAATCTAATAATTTAAAATATGGCAATGACACCTGAAGAAATATTGAGTACATCAATACAAAATCTTAATACTGCTGAACAATTAAGTCAAGTATATGAACGTCTTAGTGGTATTTTAGAAGACCAAAATAAGTCAATAAGTAGCTATGAAAATGCACAAAAAATAATTAAAGAATATAAAAAAAATGAATTATTATTTACTACTCAAATAGAAAAAGCAGAAGCCGAAATACTTAAACTAACAGGTTCAATACTTGATACGGACATTGAAAGATTAAGATTATTAAATGAAGAAGTAAAATCATATCAAAAACAAAAAACACTATTAATACAGAATAGGGAAGCACTTGAAGAAAATAGTAATATTATAGAAGCTTATCGTACTGATTTATATGAACAAGCAAAAAGTTGGGCAAAACAAGAATTTGGAATTAGAAGTATGTCTTCATATTTAATGACAGTTGATAAACAAATAAAAGGCTTAACATTAAATTTAGGATTATCGGGAAATAGGGCTGAATCATTAAGAGAGCAAATGTATGAAGCAACAAATGCCGCACAAAGGTTTGGTGCTTCTGCTGCTGATATTGTTGAAATACAAAGTAAAGTTAATGAATTAACTGGAAGAGCAACTGTTTTTAATGAAAAACAAGTTGCAAATATGGTTTTAATTGCCAAGGGAACAGGTATGGCAAATCAAGAAGCAGGACAATTTGTTGGTAATATGTTATCACTTGGTTCATCTGTTGAAGATGCGACTAAATTAATTGAAGATACTGTAAATGAAACTGCCAAACTTGGATTAAATTCTTCAAATGTTTTAAAAGGAATAACAGCAAATATTGGCAATCTTAATAAGTATAGATTCCAAAATGGTGTTGAAGGATTAAAGAAAATGGTTCAATCATCTGAGAAATTTAAATTTTCAATTGATGGTGCTTTTGCTGCTGCTGAAAAGTTTAGAACTCTTGAAGGGTTACTTGAAGCAGGTGCTAATTTAAGGGTATTGGGTGGTGAATTTGCTAAAATGGATGAATTTAAACTTTCATTCCTTGCAAGAAATAAACCCGAAGAGTTTGCTGTTGAAATGGCTAAACTTACAAAAGGTATGGCTAGTTTCAATAAAGAGACAGGTGTTTTTGATGTCGCTGATGTTGATATGGATAAATTTAGGTCTGTTGCAGAATTAACAGGTCAAGAAGTTGGTAAGTTGGTAGAGTCAACAAAAGAAATGGCTAAAATTGACCTTGCAAAAAGTCAAATATTTGTTGGTGATGATGCTGATAGAGAAATGATAGCAAAGTTGGCTTCCTTTGGTAAAGGTTCAACAATAGGTACAATTGAAATAGGTGATAAGAATGTAAGAATAGACCAACTAACAAGTGACCAATTAGAAATATTGAGACAAACACAAAAAACATTAAAACAAAGGGCAGAAGATTCTCAAACATTTGGTGAAACATTTGAAAATACAATTATGCAGTTGAAGTCTACATTGTTACCAATATTAGATGCTATAAATTATGTTTTAAAAGGTTTTAATAAAATTATAGATGTTTTCAGAAATGAAACTACAGGAAAAATGAATAAGATTGGACTTGTTATACCTGCCGCAATTTTATTATTATCAACTGGTATTGTAGGTATTTTAACAAAAATGGTACTTAGAATACCTTCTCTTTTAAGTAATGTTTTATCAAAAATTCCTGTTTTGGGTAATTTATTTGGGAAAGGAACAGGGCCAGTAGCAGCTACTACCCCTTTAAGTGGTGGACAGGCTTTGGGTGCAGGTTTGGGTGGTGCTGCAAAAATGGCTGCAATAGGTGTTGCGGCAGTTGGTATTGGTTTTGGTTTTAAAATGGCTGCTGAAGGTGCTGCCTCACTTTCTGATTCAATAAGTAAATTAACAGGACCGCAATTAACTGCATTAACAGATTCACTAAAAACTCTTGGTTTTTTATTAGGGGGAACTCTTGTAGTGGGTGTTTTAGCATTGGGTGCTGCAACTACTGCAACTTCCTATGGATTACTTGCTTTTGGTGCTGCTGCATTGATGGTGGGCGCAGGTATTGGATTGGCAGCTATGGGTATTGGTGAAATGGCTAAAGGTTTTTCAACACTTGGTAATGTTGATTTAACTAAGGTTGGTTTGGGAATGATGGGTATTGCAGGTGCGGCTTTAATGTTGGCTAATCCTATAGCGATGCTTGGTTTGGCTTCTATTGGGGTTGCTTTAGCAGGGATAAGCGCACTTAATTTTGATAATGTCATGCCATTGCAAAATTTAAAATTTATTGATGCCGATATAAAAAATATGAAAATGATGGTCGATTTATTGAATAAGATAAATTCCATTGATACAAGTAAACTTGATGCTCTTGGTAAACTATTTTCAGAGGGTACTATGAAAGTGGAACTAGTTGGTTCTCCGACAATTAACAATATGATTACTGTTGATGTTGATGGGGAGAAGTTCTATAAGAAGGTAAAACAAATGATACCAATTCAGATTAAAAAAGGTGTTCAACCGCAGGGTGGGTAATTATTTGTCAAAATAAAGTCTATATTTGGTTTCAATAGTTTTTGGCTTTGAATACGATTAAAATTTTTGAAAGGACACATATGCACATTCCGTTACAGATGATGGGATGTATTATGTCTTCTTCAACATATAATTTTAACGAGTTCAAGACCTATCTAAGTTTTGCATTCAGGACTTCTGGCAATTGTAAATTAAATAATACGATTAAGGAAAGGGTATGTAACCATCTTGATATTAGTCAAAGAACGCTTAATAAACATATAAAATCTTTAATTGAAAAGGGATACTTTGGATATAATTCAAAGACAAATATACTTTTTATAAATGGTTTATCAAAAATCAAAAAGTTAGTGTTTATTAATAATGATTACAATGAACGTATTTTAGGTAAGACAAGTTTTAAATTAGATATATCTGATTTTGATAAATTAAAGTTTTTAACGTTTAGTGCAATGGAACAATATATTCTTTTGCGACAATCTAAGTACAAAAATAGATTGAAACTTGAAGAATATTTAGTTGACAACAATTTAATAGAACGTTATGAGAATGGGAACGAATCAACAAAGACCAATCTAAAAAAAATCTATCGGACAGAAAAGAAAACCAAAGGAGATTCAATGAAAAAGGAAAATCCCAACCGCTTTGGTTTAAATCTTTTTACAGATGATAGAGATTATTTAGGTGTTTCAAACTCTTTTATTTCTGATAAATTTAATAGAACTAAATCATGGGGTTCTAAGATTAAAAAGAAATCAAGTTCATTAGGACTATTAGAGTACAATAAGAAATCAATATTTGTTGATTCTTTTCCATCTACATTTAATGTTAGGAGATATTTATCAATTAATAGTCCTGTTAAATATGGTAGATACTTTACAAGAAAAGATAATGATACAATTCTAGTATTTGAAACAGGATATGATGAAATCATTAGTAATGTTAAGTTAACTACAAGAAGAAGTAAATAATGATTTTTTGGAAAATTTGGAAACCATATATAAAAGGAAATTATTAAATACTAATATATAGAAACTATTTATTAGAAATATATAATACTTTATTATAAATATTATATTATCAATATTCTATTATCAATACTCTATGGCTGATATCAATTTTAATTTAATAGACCCTAATAATGAAATACTAAAAGGAACTCCTTGGTATGATATTAATAGCACTAATCCATTATTAGCAGATGGATATAAAACTAATGGTATACCTAGATTTGAAGATATAAGGTCTTTTGTTGAGTTTTCAATGAGACCAAAGAATGCAAATTACATTGAAATAACTAATCAAAGAATCACAAGTAATGCAGCTATTTCTGATGATAATAATATTATCTTAGGTGGATATTATAAAAGAAAAGATAGTAAAGGAAATGTTATTCAATCTTATTATTCAACAAATTATACTGATGAAATAATGGGTAGTAATGTTGAACAAAAAGAATATGAAGGTTTTGGAATTAAAAGTATTGATATAGTGTTTGATGCTAATAAAATACCTCAAGTTTCAGTTGTTTTTTATGATTTAAGATGAAATGTATTAAATGATTTTAATAGTAAGTTTGCTAAAATGTTTCAATTACCTTATCCAGTTTTTCAACTAAGAATTAAAGGAGGTTTTGGACCATTGATAAAGTTTAGACTTCAAAAAATTAAAGATGATATATCTGTTGATGAATCAGGTAATTTTATTATTAATAGTAAATTTATTGGTGATAAATTCGCACCATTAAGTGATGTTCCATTACAATATTTAAATACTGTTTCTTATTTTGATGATAAAACAATTGATTTACTTGATAATCAAATTAAATCATTTCAAGATTTAATTGTATCTTCAAGAAGATTATATGAAAAAGCAAATCAAGTACTTGAATCAGACCAAGAAAATGCAAATAAAGAAGATTTAAAAAAAATAACTGAAAAAAGAAGTACAATATTTGGTATTTATAGTAATATATCTGATATAATAAAATTTAAATCACTCTTTACAAAAGAAACAATAAAAGAAACAATTCAAACAATAAAACCTGATGAAATTAATTCAATTATTAATTATATTGCTCAAACAACAATATTAAAAGACAGTAACAAAATTTCATTTGTTAATCAAACCATAACTATAGATAATAATAATAATTTAGTTAATCCACCATTAACAGAAACTTCTTTTTATGTAATCAATAAAATTGTAATCAATTATATTAATACAATTAACACTAATATTAAATCAGCAGGATTTCCTTCAACCATTTCAGTTTTTCCTTTTAAAACTTTTACTCCAAGAATTGATATTGCTTTTATACCAATTTTTTTAAACCAAATAAACATTATAAATAATATTGATTTTAATGCTATAGCAACTGAACTTAAAAATATAGATAATCAAATTAAAGAATCTGCCGTTAAAGGTAATGATGAACTTAATAGAAAAATGAGGGCATTAACAAAACAAGTTTTAGGTGACACAAAATTGACCATTGGGACTGTTTTTAAATTTATGATTGATGATTATAATGCATTAATGAAATTAGTTAAAAAAGCAGGTGATGATGGAGGTGCAAATAATCTTAGATTTGGTATTGACACATATGATAAAATTGGTTTTCCAAAAGTAATAGATACAATAGATGGTGTTGGTACATTAATATACCCTGGTTCAAAACCTCAATTTCAAGATTGGCCCGAAGTTAAATTTATTGAAGACTTTATAAAAGCATATTCAAAAGCATTAATTAATAATGAACTTACAACACTTTTAAATTCAAAGAATGAGGATGGTTCAAGTAGATATATACCTATAAACCCAAGAGAAGTTTATCAACTAACAAGAGATAATTCACCAAGTTCTGATATATTAAATGAACCAAAAAATGTTTATTTTAATAAATCAGCAGAAGAAATATGTCAATTAATTTATGAAAGATTTTTAATTCTTACAAATATTAATGCAGTTATTACAACAAATGATTATCAAAGTTGGAATAACGGTTCACAGTCTCAAACATTTCTTGGTTTTTTTAAAGATGTTTTTGGAAAATTAGACCTTAGTGATGACGATGTACAAAAACAACAATTCCTATCAACAATTCAAATTGAAGCAAGAAATATTGCATATGCTGTTGCGGCTTCAGAACAAAAAGTAAAAGATTATTTTAAAAATCTTAATACTAATTTTAATGATGATTTTTTAACAAGGAATCCGAAAGATATAATAACAAAAGGTATTATTAATCCATCTAATAATAATTTAATTAATATGGGTAAAGCATATCTCGAAAATATTATAACATTTGGCTCTCTTGATTATAATTATATAACAGTTGCAAGTGTAAAACCTCAATTAATAAATACCGATGGTCAAGAATCAGATGTTATAAGTATATATATGAAATCTGTTACAGAAGAATTAAAAGATTTTGACCAAGTAAAAATTACAAAAGATAATATTTTTTATTTTCCTGATTCTTTATTATCTGAAAAGGGTAATGAAAGTGATTATGATAAAGTTTCAGGATTTGGTTCTGTATTTGGTCTTGCATATCAAAAAAGAGATAAGAAAAAAATAGAGATAATTTATCAAAATATTGGGGATAAAGTATATGGGTGTTTTGATGTTAGTAAATTTATTAAAAACATAAAAACAACAGGTTTATATCAAGTACCAAGAGGTATTTTGGTTATATTAGGTTCAATATTAAAAACCTATTATAATACTCTTCTTAGTGAAGAAAAAATTAGACAAGAAATGTATAATCTAAATTTTGGTAATATGAATATTATTGATGATATTGATACAATAAAAATCATTAGGAATAGTTCATTTTTTAAATATCTTTATGAAGAAGCTGAAGACTTTGAAGAAGCCTTTCCATCATATGTATCAACTTTTTTTAGAGATTCTAATAATGTTTTTGCCCCTAATCAAGGTTTTAAACTTACACTACCCCAAGGTACTATAGTTACACCAGAAGAGACTGATAAACTTATTGCTTATATGTATCAAAAAAGATATGTAAGCATTAATGACATACAAGCAACAACAATATATAATAAAAATTATAATCCAACTTTAATAAATTCTAAATATCCTGATAGTGGATTATATGTAAAATATTTAAAAAATCTTTTACAAAAATTATCACCATTAATTGCAGATGATGAAAAGAAATTAAATGATAAGATAGATAAATATAAATCAATGATTTATGATAATGATATTAAATTAGCTGCTTACAAATCTTTTCAAGTAATTTATGAAAATTATCTTCATGGTGTATCTGAAAATGAATTCACTTTAAAAGTAAATTCCAATCAAGAAGATAGTTCATTTATTTTTGTTGATAGAGCATATAATGATATATCCGACCTTTGTATATTAGATATTAAAACATTAATAGATGAAACCGAAGATAGTAATGCTAATTTACTAACCGCTATTAGTAGAGTATTGAGTGATAATAACTTTTGGTTTTATCCTTTTCAAGGATTTTTAACAACAACAAAAAATTATGATGAGTTATTTAAAATAAATTATGATAAGGAAACAGAAGTAAGACCATTATTTGTTGCAATGTATGTTGGTGGATTATCAAGTAATCCAAATGCGAATGTAAACTCAACCTTAGAAAATGATGGTATTATGAAAAATAATATACCATCTGATTTTAAAAAGAAAACTGGTTCATTGAATGCGTTTTTAGTTAAATATACAGGTACACAAAATCAAATGGTTTTTTCAAATTTTGAGCATTCCACAGAATCTTTAAAAAATACCGATGAAGGTTTAAGAATTCAATCTGATATTATTAAAAATGGAAGTAATTCATTTTCAATACCAAAAGGACAATCACTATTAACTGTTTATCAAAAACAAAGTTATTCATCTACAATTAAAATTCCATTCGGTAATATGGGTATTCAACCTACACAATATTATTATGAAGATTTTATACCAATATTTGAAGGTTTATATATTATTTATAATGTAACACATTCTATTGACGCTGATAATCAAAGACTTGAAACCACATTTAAAGGATATAGACTTAAAAAAGATGTTAATCCTATTGTAACACAAGAGTTAGTTGAATTTGGTAAAAATAATGCATATTTAGATGCTCTTGGACAAATTGGCTTCGTTTCTAATAAAACAAATCTAACATCACAAGAAATAGAAATTATTCAAAGAGATACACCTAAAACAGTTAGTGGATATAAAGTTACAAGTGGATTTTTAAGAAACAAAGATGGTAGTTTGCATGGTGGTATTGATGTTGGAACACCTACTGGTACATCTATTACATTTACAAACCCTGATACTACATTTGTTACTACTGAGTTTGATGAAGGTGGTTATGGTAATTATATTGTTTTAAGGTCTAAGAAAAATAAAGTTGATTTTATATTTGCTCATTTAAAAGAATTTAGTGTAGAATTACAAAAATTAAAAATAGGAGACCCAGTTCCTATCACAATGATAATAGGTAAAACAGGTAAAACAGGTGGACCAAGAACAATAGGAGCAAGTTATTTTGGACCTCATTTGCATTTTGAAGTTAGAGAAATGCCTTGGGAAACTAATAAAAAAGTTTCTTATATCCCATATACTAAAAATTTAGTTTTGGGTAAATAAAACTACGGCAAATGTAAAAACTTGCCGTATATTTGTGCAATTATGAAATTAGCCTATCTGTACGGAATTGAACCAACAAATCCGTATCTGTCCACTTATTCTCATTATCCCTTGACAAAGAAATTTTCATTTGTTGATGAGATTTTAGATGACAAACCCCTGCTTATTGTGGGGATTAAAAAGGCTAGAGAACTTTATCCAAATCAGATTGACTTAGATAAGAACCACATTGAAAAAAATATTTATTGGTGTTATTCACCTGAAGAATATCTTTCAGAATTCTTAAAAAAATATGAAGAATTTATTTTAAATATACATAATTCATATTTAGATTTTTTAGATTTTGAAATTATTGATTTGTTTTTTAAGAATATCAATGAAGATGGAAAATTAATTGATTTTTTGAATGATTCTAATATTGATAATTATTATCAATTAAATAAGATGCTTTATTGTTATTCAAAATCAAATAATAAAATTTATATAATAAATATTAATGAGTTTGTTTGGTTTGACAAATTAAAAATTAACTTTTTATATGATTTTTTAAGTGATAAACAATACCATAATGATTCAGAATTAAAAATTAGTAATTATTTTACTAATTTATTTCATAATCAAGATACTTTCTTTGTTGAGAAAACAATTCCGTATTTTATTTTTATAAATCTATCTAAATAGATACTAATTATAAGAAAAGAAATATGGAAAATATAGATTTAAACAAAAAACTTTCTGATATTATTTCTTCAAAAGACAATAATGAATTGGTGGATACCAATGAAGAACAACAAGTAACTATAAAAGTGATTGATGGTTTATTTGAACATGCAGAAGTTATTAATAAGAAATTTGTAACAACTGATGGCAGACAACTATTAAAAGAAGTAAGATTTGAACAGTAATTATGAGAATCAGAGAAAAGAAAAATCAATCATATGACCGTTTTAGATATTTACTTGAGTTTCAGGTAAAAAGGGGCAATGTTATAGAACAAGAAGAGCCTGAAACAGAAACAAGTGGAGATATCTTTGACCAAATATCAGGCGCAATGGATGGCAGACAACCTGTTGCACCTGCATCTGTTGATGCAGAACAACCTATTTCAGATGAAGTGGTTGCTGATGTGGATGTAAATGATAACCAAACATTTGAAGATACAGCAAGTGATTTATTAAAAATTCATGCATCTAAAATTGATAACTTAACTCAATACATTAATGATTCTGTTAATATACTTAAAGTTTTATCACAAAAAACTAATGATATTACATCAAATGTTGATGAGATGGGTAATAAAATAGGTGAATTAAATCAAAGAGTTGATAAACTAACACCTCCAACACCTCTTGAGTCTTTAAATCAAATGGTTAAGAATACAACAGGAGGGCAATCAATTGAAGATTATTGGAATGACTATTTTAGAAAACATGGTAGGGCTGATATGGTAAATGGTTCTATTTATTACAATGATAAACAATATGATGAAAATGAAAAAGGTATGACATCAGGTGTTTATAGAACTCCTGAAATAAGCGACAATCAAATTAAAGACATAATCAAAAATTCATAATGATTCTTAGGTCATATTTTAAAAAACAAGCAACATTAATAAGAAATTCTTTTACTAATAGTTCAAGAAATCCTGTATTTGAACTATCATATGGTGGTACAAACAATTCAGCTACCACATATGTTAGTCGCTATGTTTTTAATGTAGACCTAGACAATTTAATTTCAAAAATAACAAGCAATACAATTAATCAAAGTACTGTTCAATCTCATATTTTAAAAATTAAAAATTGCATTTCTTTAAATGATGGTTATATTGGTGTTGACCTTATTACATCAAAAAGAGCAAGTGGTTTTGATTTAGCATTTATTAAATTAAACGAATCCTTTGATGAAGGAACAGGTTATGATTATATTTATAATGATTCTCAATATAGAGAAGTTGAATTAAATAAATCATCAGCCAATTGGTATAATAGAAAAAATCCACAAATTACTTGGACACAACCAGGTGTTTTCTTATATGATACTGATTATATTGATGATATAATAACATTAACAGGTATCACAACAGGAAATACACCAAATCAATTCATTGATGGTGATTTTGGAACTTTTGAAACAAATATATCAGGTATAACTAGTAATACACTTAATACTATATTAACATCATCAACATTATATAAATATAGTGGAAGCAGTTCACTATTATTAAAAAATTCTGACCCATTAAATTACTCTTTTAATTCACCAACAAATACTCTTTTTACATTTACAACACCTTTAAGTATATCAGCTAATACAACATCAAGTACAATATATTCATTATCTGGTAAATTTTTAGATTTAAATAGTTACACATGTAATTATAAAAGTATTTATCTTGATTTATCACCTAGTTTAGATAGTGGTATAACATTAAATTCAAACATTGAATATAATTCATCATCAAGTGCAGCAACATGGAATACATTATCAAAAATATTTACAGTTCCTAGTGGATTTACAGGAAATACATCTTATAAATTATCCGTAAAGATAGATGGAACAAGTGGAGTTAGTGATAATTATAATTTCTTTTTTGATAATTTTGATTTTTCAACAATAGTTAAAACATCATATACATTTACAACAGCAGCAACAAATTTATCAATATTAACAACACAAAGATTTGAAATTGGTAATGAAGATATTGAAGTTGACATTACCAATTATGTAAATGGTATATTATTTTCAGGACAACCAAATAATGGTATATGTATTGCTTATTCAGCAAATACAGAGTCATTAACACCAATCACAAAAAATGTTGTCACATTCTTTTCTAAGTATACTCAAACATTTTTTGAACCATTCTTAGAAACAAGTTATGATGACAGAGTAAATGATGAACTTTGTTGTATGAACTTTGATGTACCAAATGATTTCTTTTTTGTTTCTCAATCACCTATAACTTCAGTAAATAAATTTGAAATAGTAGATTCAGATGATTTAGTTTATTCAAGTATAACATCATTTACACAACTTAATAATTTTAATTACAAAGTTTCTGCCACAATTGATTCTGAAAATTATCAAGACCAAGAAATATTTACATACAAATGGTATTATATTCAAAATGGTAAATACAAAATTCTTGAAAAACAATTTAATATATCTAAAATAGACCTAAATGATGGTATGTCTTTAACATATAGTACAGAAGTATTTATAAATGTTTTAGGTATTAAATCAAATGAAATTATAACAAAAAAAGTTGGTGTAAAAAGATTAATTTTCAAACCAAAAAGATTAATCCAATCAAGAATATTAAAAAATATAGTTGGTGACATTGAATTTAGAATTTATGTCAATCAAGGAAAGAATCAGATTGATGTAATTCCCTTTACAAAGGCTTCAAAAGTCAATGATGAATATTTTACCGAAATTGATTTTTCTTGGTTCATTTCTCACGATTACACAATAGAAATCAGAGGTTTAGACAGAAATGGTGTTCAATATCCGAACACGAATTATGTTAAATTTAGAGTGACAAATTAAATTTTTTATTTTTTTTCACCAAAATTCGACTATTTATAAATGAAACACATATATTTGTTTTAACAATAAATTTTTATTAACATTTAAAATTTTTTAACATTATGGGATTTGAATCATCCGAAAGAAAAATAAAGACATATATGTCTTTAGGAACAACAAAAACAAATGACAATAAAGTACTTTCAAAGTTCTTTGTCATTACCAAGAAGAATAGCCAAGGTCAGTATGAAAAACTACCTATGCTTGACTCAACCAACTACCCAAAACCTTTTTATGGGTTTTTAACAAGGATTACACCACTACTTGATAATACAATTACAAGAACAGATGGAACAAGAATCCCTTCACCAAAAATAAACTTTGAATTTACAGATGATTGCGGTGAAATCTATGTATTGGACATTCCATTTATAACTCAAGATAAAAGAGTGTCTCCACAAATCTTTGGCTTTATTAATTCTCTTGCTGATTTAGCCGAAAAAAAGAAACTTGGATACATTAAAATGTTTATTAACCAAGCTGCCGATAAAAATGACGTAAAAAGATTTAATCTTTCTTTAAGATGTTCTACACAATGGACAGCAGGTAGTAAAAACTTTGGTATCTTTCAAGAAGATATAACTAAAGTTGATTGGAAATACAATGCAAAAGATATCCCATCATTTGAAGTAACTAAAACAGTTGATGGTGAAATGGTAACTATTGACAATAGAAAAAAACAACAAGATTTCTTTTTGAAAGAAATTGAAGTTATCAATAAAGCAATTAGTGAGGCTAAATACGATATTGGTGAGAATTCATCAGCATCTATGAATAATGCAATCACACCATCAGTCATATATGATGACGATGATGACACTAGTGCTGATTTTGAAATGACAACATCATCTACAAAAGATACTAGTCCTGTATCAGTCAGTAGTGACGATGAAGATGATGACCTTCCCTTCTAGTTAAGGGTTTTTAAGGATACAGCACAATAAGTCTAACTCCCCTCTTACTTATTGTTGTTGTATCCTTTTTTTATGTACAATAATTAAAATAATTAAATATCATGGGTAGAACTTTAATAAACGATTCCGAAGAAAAAAAACCAATCAAAAAGAAAGAGTTTTCATTAGCAGATTTTAAACAAAAGTTTAAAATTAGTGATGAAGATGTAAAACCATTATCTTGGTTACCAATGGGTAGTGCTTATCAAGAAGTCATTGGTCTTGAAGGTATACCACGTTGTGAATTAACATTGGTAAGAGGATATTCAGATACAGGTAAATCAACATTTGTATATGCAGCAGCAGTTTCTGGTCAACAAAATGGTGAACTACCAATTATCATTGATACTGAAAACGCAATGAAGAAAGACCACCTTACAAAAATGGGTTTTGACTTTGATTTGCCTCATCTATATGTTGATACTGATTATTTACTTCAAAATTACGGTAAAAAATATAATAAAGAATTTAAAGAATCGTCCATTGAGGATATTTCAGAATTCATGCATGATATATTAGATGCACAAGAAAAAGATGAACTTCAAATGGATGTCGTATTCTGTATTGACTCATTTGGTTCAAGTGATTGTAGAAAAACATTATCCGCAAAAGAGAAAGATAAAGAAGCAAATAATATGTGGAATGCAGGTGCAATGGAACAATGTTTTAAAGGTATTTTCCATCAAAGAATTCCATCCACAAGAAAAGTAAGTAAAAAATATACAGCAACCGCTATTGGTGTTCAAAAGATTTGGTTTGATTCACAAGCAGGTGGACAAGGTGTTGTTAGACATAAAGGTGGTGAATCAGCATATTCAGTTGCTAGATTAATCATTCACGTTGGTGGTGTAAAAACTAGAGGTGTTGAAAAGATTAATATCACTAAGAATAAAAAAGTAACCTCACTTGGTATTCTAGCACCTGTAAAAGTTGCAAAGAATCACGTTTCAAATATTTCTTTTGAAGGTAAGATTTTATCAACAAGTTATGGGCTTGTATTGGAATCAGAACTTGAAGAGTTCAAAAAGAATCACTTGTCCGAATTGCTTTCCGAAATCGGTGAAGATGGTGATGATGATGTTCAATTGGTACGCATTCAAGATAATTCTAAAGAAGAATAATGAATAAAGAACAACTAGAAGAAGAATTAGAAAAGTTCAAAAATGTTGATTATCGCATAGATAATGAAGGTTTAGAATATTGTTTTGTAAATTATTCAACTTTTTCAGAAATTAAAGATAAACAATTTCATAAATTAAGGGTACAATTACTCCTATCAATTTATAAAATGAAGGGATATGTTAGTGACAAAATAAATGAACTTGAATCTTCTTTAGAAGATAATGAATAATGGTAAGTAAATTCCCTATAAATACATTATTAATTGATGGAAACTACCTTTTAAAACGGTCTTTTAATGGTGCTAAACACACATTTAATGGAACTCGTCACATTGGTGGTCTCTATCAATTCATAATGCAAACCCGAAGTCTTGTCCGTTCTCAAAATATTAATAAAGTTGTTGTATTTTGGGATGGAGAGAACGGTGGTAAACTCAGATATGATATTTATAGAGAATATAAAGCAAATCGTGAAGGAAAAGAATGGTATAAAAAGATTGATTTGACCCCTTATGAACTCAGAAAACAACAGCAGGAGAAAGAATCATATCTTTGGCAGATGGTTAGAGTAAAAAACTATCTTGAGGAATTATTTATAAGACAAGTTCAGGTTGACCAAATTGAATCAGATGACATGATTGCATATTATTGTCAAAAGTATCATGATAAAGAGAATATAACTATTTACACTAACGATAGAGATATTTGTCAACTTCTTGAATATGATAATGTATCTGTTTATCTTGCTAATTTAAAACAGAATGTTACCAAAAAAAATTACTATCTTCTTTTCAAACATCACTATAGTAATCTCACAGTTATTAAAACTATGTGTGGGGATGATTCTGATAATATTAGTGGTATTGATGGTTTGGGCGAAAACACTCTTCTCAAGCATTTTCCAAAGATTCAAACTCAAAAAGTCAAAGCAGCAACTATTATTAGAGAAGCAAGAGAAATAAATGAACAACGAATCACCAATAAAAAGAAACCTCTTAAAGTTCTTGAAAATATTGTTGAAGGCGTTTTCAAAACATATGGTAAGATAGGTTTAGAACAATATAAATTAAATTATAAAATAATTAATTTGCTTGAACCATTTCTTACAAAAGAAGCAATGGCAGAATTAGTACTTGTAGCAGAAGAACCATTAGACCCAAATGGTAGAGGTGAAGAGAATTTATTAAAAATGATGACAGAAGATGCATATCTTGAAAATTATAATGCAGATTTTTTAAGATTTCATGAACCCTTTTACCCCGTTATTTTAAGAGAAAAAGATTTTTTTAAAAAAAAATCATATATTTGAATAAAGCTAAGTGATTTTTAAAATGAATAAAAACTATTTCAAGTTTTCCC